CTCTCTCGGTAATTTCGTGGAAAATTATGCGTTTTGTTTCAGTGGGGTTCAATTTGAAAACTTGAGTGATGTGCCAAGCAATCGCTTCACCTTCTCGGTCGTCGTCTGTAGCCAGAATTACTTCCTTCGCATTTGCTATAGCCTGTTTCAACTTACTGACCTGTGATTTTTTAGCATCTGCGATTTCAAACTTTGGTTTATAATTATTTTCAAAATCAATTTGTTTTAAATTAGAGAGATGGGTAATGTGACCATATGATCCAACAACTTTATATCCAGGTCCAAGATATTTTTCTATCTTTCCACATTTCGCAGGCGACTCTACTATAATAAGTGTATAACTCATTACTGGTTTCTACTGTTATATGGTTACTATATTTATATTATTTCTTTTTCAATTTTATAATATTTACAAGTATATTATTATTTTATAATAGTATTACAAAGAATGTCTAAATTGAATAAAAGAAAAAGAGATTTAATAAGGAAAAAAAATAAATTCAAAAAATCTCTTCCAAAACCGGAATTTAGTGCCCGCAACGTGATTATTTTTTTCTTTATCTCGTTCGTAGTCTATTTTCTGTTTATAATATTTCGTACCTATAATTATGCAGGTGTTAAAAAAATGTTGAAAAGGCAAAATATTATTATATAATAGTAATGTATAGAAATGGTGAAACAATACAGAGCAAAAACGAGAAAGCCGAATATGAGAAAAACAAAAGGCAAAAAACCCACCAGAAAAATTAATTTAGGGAAAATGAAGAAGAAGAATAAGACTATGCGTAAGCGTCGCCGCAACGGCGGGGCACCAAATATGGGAGATACACGTAGAAAAGCAGCAATCATGCTGCAATCTATCGCAAGAAGGAATAAGTCAAATAAGGAAACACGTTCATTAAAAAAGCAAAATAGTCTTGATAAACAGTTTGAAGGCATTGCGGCAGCGGCTCGTGATGGAGCGAAGGCACAGGACGAATATTACAACGGATTAAAAAAATCAAAGAAGACTTTAGAATCTTACGTAAGACGTAGAAATGCTCGCAAAAGTCCCAAAAACTAAAATAATTTTTGTATCAAATATATAAAAAAATTATTTAAGAACATATTATCTTCGTATATAGAACGAAATAATGACGAATGATAATATTAAAAACGAAATACTGTGTTATGTATGTAAGTTGTGCGACTATAGCACCAGTAGCAAAGCCGAACATGATAAACATTTAGCAACACCAAAACATATTACTACCTTGAGAACAACCGATACAAACTATATAACAAAGCCCGAAACCATTAAAACTTGGAAATGTGAGTGTGGTAAAGAATATAAACATCAGTCAAGTCTATGGAATCATAAACAAATATGTAAATATAAAGACGAACAAGCAGCCATTAAAAAAAAGGAGGAAGAATTGGATACGAGAGAGATGTATGCTTATGTTATTGATGAAAACAAAGAACTACGAGATATTATAATCGACCAGCAAAAAACTATCAACAATCAAAACAAACAAATTGCTTTATATATTTCTGATATGGAATATACTCCATTTGATGATTAATATAAAAAATTATAGAGCCAACAGCCATAAAAAAATATAACTTGAATTTGGTTATATTTTTTAATATTAGGGTTGAGAGATTATTCAATCCGACCTGCGGGATAAACACTCGTCAAATTTTGCTTCGGTAAGCGTTTCTTTCGCACGAATCATAGTTGTGTATTTTTCATCCTTATCCTTAATCGCCGCCGCAACCTTATTGACGGCATCCGCATAAGCAAGGTCGGCGGCATCACAAGCCAACTGTGCGTTCTCAATATCGGTAAGCATTATGTTTCTATTTTTAATAAACATATAAGGTTTGTATAAATTCAATTCAATTTTTTTATGTATAACTGTGCGATGGGTTAGTAATATCATTCATCTCTCCAACCAATATAAATATTACTATAATTAACATAAAAAAAAAATCATTTAGGGATATTTATGTAATTATATATAATGACTGATAAACAAGAAACAAACCCTACTGAAACTTCATGTATTAATTGCGATGATTACACAATAAGTACCAAAAATTATTCGTGTATAACTTGTAGTTATACTACAACTAATAAAAAAGATTATAAGAAACATTTATTAACCAATAAACATATAAAAAATCATGATGGCGTTGATTATACCGAAATCAAGAATAAACAGTTATATAAGTGTAATTGTGGTAATGAGTATAAATACAGACAAGGACTTCACGCACACAAAAAAGTCTGTAAATATATTGCCGAACAAACAAAAGAACCATATACTATACAATCACTCAAAGAAGCGATTGAGGACAATAAGAAACTACGTATAGAATCAAATGAAAAGATGTTCAATATATTTACAGAACAGAGAGATATGAATAATATATTAATAAAAGGATATCAAGAACAGAAAGATACGATTAGGGAATTAATGAAAGAAAATGAAGGAGATAAAGATATAATTAATTACCAACGCGATGTAATAGAAAATCTTTCTGAAAAATTGATACAATATATAAAGAATACCCCTTGAAATAACCTAAAAACTGGTTTTAGAGCATTATGCTCTCAATAATAAAAATATATAATATTGTTAAAAATATGAGAATTTGATAAAGTAAAAATTTTTTAAGAATTGGACACTTTCAAAATATTAAATATAATAAATATTACTATAATTTTGGCATTAAATATGTAAAGACAGTATATAAAAATGCTTACCGAAAAAAATGCCGAAAGCAAATCTAAATTTTATTGTGATATATATGACTTTACTGCTGCTAAAAAATAAAATTACAAGACGCATTTGTCTACCTGTAAAGATAAAAACGCTTTTTTGTTTACATTTCAGGACAAAAAAAATGCCGAATGTGAAAAAATGATACTAAATATAAAGATAATTCCTTGAAAAACCCTAAAAACTGGTTTTAGAGCATTATGCTCTCAATAATAAATATATATAATATTGTTAAAAATATGAGAATTTGATAAAGTAAAAATTTTTTAAGAATTGGACAATTATAAATGTCCATTTTAAATATATGTGAGAAGTTTGAAAACTGTAAAAAAACACACAATTTCAAATTATAAAAATAACAAAATAAATTATATATTGAATATTTTGTTATTATAATGGTGTGGTTTATAAAAATTATTTGAATTTATATATATTTGAAAATCTATATATATATATATATAAAAATAATTTAGGAATTTGTTATGTTTCCATATTAGAAATGGTTGGAAATCCTAAAACTCCAAAAAATCCAAAAATTATTAAAAATTTTAATTGTGAATGTTGTAAATACATTACGGTCTGTAAAGGTGATTTTGAAAAACATTTAAAGACTGCTAAACATAAAAAAAACACACAGGAAACGATAAACGAAGATTTTGGAAACGATGGAAATCCAAAAACTCCAAAAACTCCAAATAATCTAACAAATTATAATTGTGAATGTTGTAAAAGAAAGTTTAAAACCAATAGTGGTTTGTGGAAACATAAAAAAACTTGTATAAATGAAAATGATAAAGTTCAAACTTGTGTAGAAATAGTAGAACAGAAACCAAATACAGATACAAATTATAAAGATATAATTATGACCCTTGTAAATGAGAATAAAGAAATGCGAAATATGATGAGTGAACAGCAAAAAACAATTACCGAAATGATGCCGCATATGGGAAATAACACAACAAATAACAATAACAATACCATTAACAATAATCAAAAATTCAATATTAATGTATTTTTAAATGAGAAATGTAAAGACGCTATTAATATGAGCGATTTCATCAAATCTATAGAAGTATCGGTAGAACAACTCCAATACACAACTAATAATGGACTTGAAAAAGGTATTAGTCAGGTTATAATGGATAATATGAATAAGTTAAGTTTATATGAGCGACCAGTACATTGTACCGACACAAAGAGGGAAACAATCTATATAAAAGACAACGATAAGTGGGAAAAGGACAAAGATAAGACGGTGTTAAAGAAGGCAATTAACAAAGCATCTAATAAAAATTATACAGCATTAACAGAGTGGACGAAAGATAATCCAAATTTTATGAAGTGCGATGATAAACAGATGTTTTACGCTAAAACAATATCCGCAATCGGGAAACCAATTGATAATGTAAATGATAAGATTGTGAAAAAGATATGTTCAAATACAAGTATGAAGGGATCTTTAGAAAATCACGATTAGGGTTTTTTTGTTTTATTGCGTCTTCTGCGTCGGCGGGATCCACCTGTGCTTGCTCCTGGAGCAAGACGTCGAATGGCTGTTACAGGGGCAGAAGATGCTACTTTTTTAGTGGCAGATGCTACTGTTTCTAAAACACTTGGTTGTGTTGGTTTTGCTGTAAAGAATTCTTTAAATTTTTGAATCCCATTTCCGAGATCAACCTTTGTATTTAAAAAAGTTTTGACATCACCACCACGCAGACGTCTCTTTGTTCCTCCTCCTTTAGATCTCCTGATCTTACGAGTCATACGCTTTAATGTGCGAACCATTATATATAATATATATAAAAAAAAATTGATTAGATAATATAATGAATTGTAGATATGAAAAAAATAACACCGACGGACGAGAAAGTGTATATGACAGAATGTTCAATATGTTTTGAAAATATTACAAATAGCAGTAGGGCGAATTGCGAACATAAATTTTGCCATTCGTGTATAATGAAATGGTGTAATTCAGGTGGAATAACTTGTCCTATGTGTCGTAAAAGAATGTTTCAAGTAGTTCAAACGAACGATATGGAGTTGGGAATGGAGCCTGTTGATAAGCAAAATAAAATATTATTATTTAATTTGGATACTGAAGAAGAGATTCCAGGAATGATATTATCAAGATTAGACGATGAAAAAAACCCGGGGCTAATAATTTATTATATGGACGAATTTAGTGTATTTAAAAGACATTTTAAAGAAGGTGATAAGATATTATATCTAAATGGTATTCCATGTATTCATTCTCGTGATGCCGTAGATATAATAAACCATACTTATGGTAGAAGAGGAATACTAAAAATTGAAATACCAGATGATGGTATGAATAGCAAATATAAAAAGACTAAAAAACTCTTGGCTGATTATTATCGTGATTGTTGTTTTGGATGGGTGTATAAAATGCTTAATTAATTTAAATTTAAAAATATTTAAATTAATACTAAAGATAAGATTTACTTGGGTAAGTTCTTGAACTCACGGTAGGAAAGAGGTTTTGGTTCGGCGTCAGTATCATTTGTAGTGGAAGATGTTGGCTTGGACGGAGACTTTTTTTTACGGTTATTGGAATCCTTCTTTTGCTGAATACGCAGAGCACTATCAATATACATTTCCTTTAAATACTGTCCTACGATATAAGAACCCTCGTGCTGATCAATTTTACTGTCTTCAATCTGCTTTAAGACATCTAACATTTTGTACATAATGTTTAAGTCAATTGTCTCGGTTTTAATTCCCTTAAAAATTTCAGGGAAACTATGGTATAGGAAATCGCACTGTTTCATGCAAATAGCCTCAAATTCATTGGGGTTAGATTTAGCTAATCGGTGGTACTTCTTTTTTAAAGCGAGCATATGACTAATATCAGCGTGGATACGGGCACTCTTTTTGGAACTGCGTATATCCTGTGTAACATCTTCGGTTTCGTTGGCGGTAATCATATTTTTAAGGTCTTCTTTCTGTTGGTCATCGAGAACGGACATATTTATTATATGAAAATATAAAAATACATTTAAGTGTATTTACGGGTAATTATATTATGATTTTAATAAATGCAAATATAAAATAAATGAATGGAAAAAGAAAAGGTATTAAATTTCTAATTCTAATTTTATCAGCAGTATTATTAGTTATTATAATATAAATTATATATATAAAATAGATGAATTTGAATAATAATTTGGTTTCAATTTTCAATAGAAAAAATTATAAAGTAGTAATAATCTTTTTATCGGCTTTGGTGTTATCTATGTTGTTCTACGGGAACTATAATTTGATTGAAGGGTTCGATTTAAAAACAAAGGCAGCGAACTTAAATAAAACAATGAATGGAGCAAAAAAAGCGTCGGCGGATAGTGAAGCGGTTGCGAAACATTATAAAGCGGCAAATAATAGCCGCAAAGATTTATTAAAAAAAAATTTGGGTACGATGGTAGAACCATTCACGGAAGGAATGAATGTATGTGGTTCAAACTATAGTAATTTAGGGGTAAAAGGTAATGCGGCGAATATAATGGTAAATTCGCAGTGTGAAACTTTACAAACATTAAAAAACAAAAATAAGTCTGTATTGGCTGGAGAACACAAGAAAAAATGAAAAAATTATTAAAAATCAACAAGGCATAAATATATAATTAATTTATATATTTATAATAGGAAGATAATCTACGATGAGTTCTACATTCGGAGATTTAGGGAGTGCAGTAGTAATAATATTTACATTTGCTATGATTCATATATTATTAGCCGTGAGTACGGGTATAGCAAATATACGAAATAATTGGGACGAATACAAATGTAATCCAGGAGTAATGCCTTTTGCGGCAGTCTTTGGTCATGATGTAAAAGATAATTTCGATCAATGTATAAAAACGACACAGGTTGATTTTATGGGTCCATTTTTAGAACCAGTATATCAATCGTTGGGCTATTTTGCACAAAGTGGTTCAGCATATACTGATATGTTTGAGAGTATGAAGATTACTAGTAATTCGCAGGGTGGTGAGATGGGTAGTTTTGCTGAAGACGCTAGAAATAGGCTGTATAAAATGGGTGATAGTTCAAATAAGATATTTATGGGTGTAGTGGATACTTTTAGTAAATTAACAGCGACAATAACTTTGTTATATAACACCTTACAATCTGGATTGACGGCTGGAAAGAGTGCGTGGAAAGAATTACCAGGAACATTTATAAAGATAGCAAGTTTTGGCTCTGTATGATAAATAATAATAATAGGAATAATATATATTTATAAATAAATAATAGAAATATATATTAGTATGGAAATTCCACTCAAAAATACAATACAAGATAATATAAAAGAATTGTTTGATAATGCAAGTTATTACAGCAGACATAGCGATGATGTATGGATAACAACTTTAGCAACCATAATTGTGATTGGTATAGTGATATATCTATATATCAAATCAACGTTTGCTGGGGAAAAGGCGAATTGGGAATACAATAAATGTAATCCGTTGTATATGCCTTTTGCGAGTATGATAAATGGTGGTTCTGATGCGATGAATGAAGATAATTTGAAAAATTGCTTTAAAGATTTAACAAGAAGTATAGCGAATGACGCATTAGGACCTATAAATGCGAGTTCGAATTTGTTTTCCGCAACATTAGAGACATTATCGGGTATGTATGCGGGTGCTCAGGAGTATATTATGTATTTATACAATCTTATTTTAGCGTTTTTCAATGAATTAATGTTGAGAGTACAGAGAATTGCGGGTGAAAACATTATTATATTCGCAAAAATCAATAATTTTTTAGGTAATGTTTTAGGGTTTATCTCTCTGATGTATTACAACTTGACTGTTATAATTGATTCTATAAAATTAATTTTCCCTATGATGGCTATGTCGTTTTTAATAGGTGTAATTATGCCTGCAATAGTGTCTTTAGTAGTGTCTATGGTGTTACTGGCTGTATTTTATGTAATTGCTGTAACAATGTCGCCTGTATTATGTATGGGATGCTGGGCGTGGGGACCAGTAGCAATATGGTTGATAGTAGTAATATTTATGACTATTTTCGTTATATTCATTCTAACATTATATGTGATTTTTTCGGAGACTTGTAATAATATATTAAAAAAACTATTATCCCCAATAAGCAGTAATGACGACGAAATGGAATTTAAAGACCCGCCACTCTAGTAATAATACACAAGAAGCATAAGTAATAAAATATTTTAATACTTTAATGAAGTTACCTGAAAAAATAAGAAATAATAGTTTCTATAAATTTATGTTTTATATTTTTCTACTGATTGTAATATTCAACCAGGTAATCGTATATGGTATAATGAGCGTATATAATAAAAACCAAGACGATGAAGAAACAACGGAAAATTACAAGAATTTAGATACTAATACAGAATTTACAGATGGAAAAATAAGCGATATATTTAAAAATAACAAATATAATTTAGGGGAATATCCAAATGTGGAGATTCTACCAGGACAACAGTTATTCAAACATAACAAATTTCTACCCGAATGCTGTATGTATTATTCTGACTATTCATCTGATAAAGGTTGCCCTTGTATAACACCCGAACAGCAAAACTATTTACAACGCAGAGGTTTAAATAGAAGCACATCCTCGTTCGTTCATTCTCCTGCGTTA